GCATAACGCACGCTCACTTGCAGGAGAGGTTTCCGGGATGGGAACCGTCAAACAAGGGAAAGATGCCGAACCGGACAGAATTGTAAATGATAGCAAGCTGGAAGGGGCTGTTTATTCTACCTCGGGCTATGGGGGTTATGGCGAGACTGGTTATCACACCCGCTCTGGTAGCCATGTACAGGGGAGACCCTACATGAATCCGGCACTGATGAAGCATACCAAGGGGGATTCTTTCGCCGGGAAAGTGAGGAAGCATTTATGAGCTTGCCTGATACCAACAAAATCATAAGGGATTATCTAATAACCTCGTCAACAAAGGTGGATCCGTTGATTGCTTTGGTTGGGGCGCGAATCTACTGCCCCAGGATACCGGAGAATGGGATTCTCCCGGCAGTTACTTACTTTACCCGGGGAGGATCAGCAACCCCATATATTCCTGATATGCCGAATCCAAGCGTGCAGTTTGATTGCTGGGCCGACGATCCTATTGATGCACGAGAAATCTACCGGGCTTTATACGATGCACTTCAAGGGATACAGAATATCGCAGTAGGGTCTAATTATATTTTATCAGCAATCGAGGAAGGGCAGGGGCAGGATCTAGTGGATGAATTTATTCCAAACTACTTTCGGACCCTTTGTTTTTTCTCAATTATGCTCCGCTAAGGCTTGCCAATATAGTGCCAATGGTGATATACTTGCAATATGATGGATGCGCAAATAGGTGATATTAAAAAGGGATTCGAGATTGGTAGAAAAGGAACCAATTATTGGATGTGGTGTGCTTGCCCCAAATGTGGTAAGGAACGGTGGGTTTATCTAAAGCACGGCATACCTGTTTCCAAGCACTGTGTTCAATGCCGTGAGTATGTATTAACCCCCGCAAGAGTGAGAGTCCATGAATCACGGCGGGGGGTACCAAGAAAACCGGGTATCATCAAAAGTGGCAAGGAATCACATTTTTATAAGAATGGTAAATTCAAAACCGTCAAGGGATATATCAGTGTTTTGATAACAGGCGCAGATATGTTCTTTTTGTCTATGTCTACCCATGCGCATAGGGTATTGGAACACCGCCTAGTCATGGCGAAGCATTTAGGGAGAAACCTCCATACCTGGGAGATAGTTCACCATAAGAACGGTATCAAGGATGATAATAGAATAGAGAATCTTGGTTTAACCACTATTGGTAGCCACATTGTGGAACATAGTAAGGGTTACAGGGATGGTTATGCTAAAGGTTTGGCTGATGGTAGGAGAAAGCAAATAGTATCCTTGATTTATCTCTGGGCAAGAGATGCTGAGATGGCAACGGATAAAGAAACAGAAGATTATATAATTGACCACCTCCAAAAGATTAGAATATCAAAAGAAACAATATTTAGTGATGGGTCTCGCGCTGATATGGCAAAAAGAATACTAGAGAAAATCTAAAACCCGTTCTTATCCAGCAGTATTTCAAGGCGACTTTATGGTCGTCTTTTTTTGTTACATTAACATTCTTCAGCATCATGCTACGATAGCCCACAGGATCAAAATCTAGGCGTTTTACAAGGAGGGAGCAATGGTTTTACCAGGAGAGGAAGAAGAGGCGGTTGTAATTGATATAGAGCCGAAGGGGGAAGAGGAGGAATTAATACCTCCGGAGGTTGAGGAGGAAGAACCGATACCCAAAGAGCCAGAAAAATCAGCCGTCTTACCAGAAAAGGCGCTTTATTATATTAAACTACAACAGGAGGGTAAATAATCATGTCGAACACAATCGCTAACGTCTTAACCGGGGTGGCGACCCTGGCCGTTAGGCAGCCAAATGACGCAAGGGCAGAATGGTCTACTGTTGAGCAGTATGCAGGGAGTCGATCAGTAAAGCTCACTAAGACCGGATCAGGGAATGCCGGCAGCACCCACGTTGAATTGAGTGGATCGGCACTAACAGATCGAGCCATAACAATGGCACTCTGGACAGCCGCCCTTGACACAAACAGCTTCTGGCACAAAAGCTCCGCAGTGGTCGGTAACTTTGCTCAGATGGAGTTCAGGTTTGAAGACCCCGACTCCGATGCCTGGGCTGAAATCACCGATGTTGATCTGCAGGGTATTACAGGGAGCAATACTTGGTTAGACCAGGAGTGCGCTGATGCTGACTTGTCTGGTATAGGTGGGGTTGACGAGATAGGAGCCTCGTTCTTTGACTGGGGGTTAGCCGCTCTTAACGGGCAGCAAGCGGCCATTGAAGTATTGACCAGTGGAGCTGATTGCTCGAACTGGATACTGACCAGGGTCCGGGTAGAGTTGTGGGAGACTTCCCCTGCCAGGACTAGCTACATTGACAGCATCGAGATTATGGGCACTGTCTATACTATCGAACCCGGTGGCACTGGCCCGGCGATATCGCTCAGTTCTCCGTTTGTTGACCTTGGCTATACCGAGGACGGAGTTACTCTAACCTACAACGCCGATGAATCCGATATCGAGGTAGAGGAAGAAACCGTAGCTATTGACCGTGTTATCACCAAAGAGTCTATAGAAATAACCTGCAACATGGCGGAGGGCTCACTAGCGAACATGGGCTTTGCAATGGCAGGCTCGGTGGTATCCGGTAGCATCCTGACAGTAGGAGCCAGCGTCAATAAGACCATGAACCTTATGTTGGAAGGAACCAACCCCGCCGGATTCAAGCGCCAGATGTTCTTCCCCAAAGCTACCGCTACCGGCTCTGTTGGGATGCCTTTCAAGAAAGGCGAGAAGACCGTTGTCCCTGTAACCTTCCAGGCATTGAAACCCGCCGGAGAGCCAGCCTTTACCGTAGTCGATAACGCAGCCTAATGATAAATAAAAGGAGCAGATAATGGAAAGATCAGAGGATCAGAAAGTACACCATGATCCATTCAAGGTAATGCTAGGGGGGCAGGAGTATGACGTTGAGCCTCTTGTAATCAAATACTCCCGCCCCTGGCGCAAGAAGGTTATAGATTTGATTTCCGACTTGCCAAAGTATGCCAAGGTTGATACAGACAAGCCGGACGAGTTTGCCGAAGCGGTCAAGATTTTAATGGTTAAAAGTCAGGATTCAATCATTGACTTATTCTTCGAGTATGCCAAGGATTTGCCCAGGGAGGAAATAGAGGAAACGGCCACTGAGGCAGAGGTGGCAGTAGCCTTTGAGGTGGTGATGGCTTTTGCATTCCCTTTATCGGAGACGATCCCGACAAAGGGGACACCTTAACAATCGGGGAAGGGCTTGAATTCCTCTTGTCCGAATGGCATATAACACCTGATTACATCTTTGAAAAGTGGACAGATGAGGAGTTTACGCTCATGTGCGAGAAACTAAGTGAGCGCAAGGAACGCATGGCGGCGGCATACAGGGGCGAGGGCAAGAAGAAAGCCACAACCTCAGACACGGACATATTCCAAAGAGCTGGGGTAAAGGTAAAGAAGGGATAGTATGGCGATTTCTGCTGGCGATGTTGTAGTAAAAATAAATGGTGATTCTTCCGGCTTGGAAAACAGTCTAAAAGGTGTGGACGGCAAGGTAAATAAGCACGCCGGTAACTGGACCAACCGCATGAAGAAAGTTGGCATGGTTATCACCGGGGTAGTCGCGGCTATCGGTGGTGCTTCCCTTAAAATGGCTGTGGACTTTGAGGATGCCTTTGCTGGCGTCCGCAAAACGGTAGATGCCACTGAAGAAGAGTTTGCTGAATTAGACAAAGCCCTCAAAGATATGACCAAAGAATTACCGCTTACCTATGTCGAACTTGCCAGGATAGCAGAGGCCGCCGGGCAGTTGGGTATTGCGAAGGAAGATATAATATCCTTCACTAATACCATTGCGAAACTGGGGATGGCTACCAATCTAACAGGCGAAGAGGCGGCCACTTCACTGGCTAGGTTTGTGGGCATTACAGGTATGGCAATAAGTGATATTGAGAGACTAGCCTCAGTGATTGTTGCTTTGGGTAATAGTAGCAAGACCACAGAAGCCGAGATCGTTGATATGGCTATGCGCCTGGCTGGTGCAGGCACTGCCATCGGAATGACTGAAGTCCAAATTATGGCATTTTCTGCTGCGCTATCTTCGATGGGATTAAGGTCTGAGGCTGGTGGTACTGCTTTCTCGAAGACCATGCTAGAGATGAATTCTGCTGTTGCTGGAGGGGGTGCGGAATTAAAAGCCTTCGCTTCAACGGCTGGCATGACAACCGCTGACTTCGCCAAGTTCTTCAAGGAAGATGCTACCGGGGCGATAATGGCATTCGTATCTGGTTTGGGGAGGATGAAGTCAGAAGGGGAAGATATAACCCCTGTCCTCGACGAGGTAGGGTTAGGGGGAATCAGGGTAGTTGATGCCCTATTGAGAGCAACCGGGGCGCAAGAGCAATTAACCGATGCTCAAAACTTAGCAGCCGAAGCTTGGGTAAAAAACTCCGCTTTGGAAGAAGAGGCAGCCAAGAGAATCGAGACTACGGCTTCCAAGTTGCAATTACTCAAAAATGAAGTGGCACTCACGCAGGCCGCGTTAGGCGATGCCCTTCTTCCTATACTACGGAAGGTTATGGCTGCAATGATTCCCATTATAAACAAACTAACAAAGTGGATTGAGGTACATCCCAAATTATCAGTTGCGCTTTTGGCTTCCGTTGGTGCTATGGGTGTGATGATGATGATGATAGGCCCCCTGATGAAGATGTGGGCTGCGCTTCAAGCTATAATTCACTCTAATACTATCTCCCTGATTGCACACAAGATTGCCATGGTAGCCCACAAGGTAGCTTCGTTTGTGGCCATCGGAGTAATGAAGCTAATCACCATAGCACAGTGGGCGTGGAATGCAGCCATGAATGCTAATCCTATCGGGGCTATTGTTACCTTAATAGGGTTGCTAGTGCTGGCCGGTGTCCTCCTCTATAAGAACTGGGACAAGGTAGTGGCCTTTTTCAAGGGGGCCTGGCGCAAGATCAAGCTCTTTTTCCTGGGGGGTGTTGAGAAAGTCCTTGGTATCCTAGCCAAATTTACCGGATGGCTGCCCGGTGTTGGTGATCAGATAACGGCTCTCCATGACAAAGTAGCCAATATGATTGATGCCGAGAAGATAGGTGTCGATGCAGACAAGGCCGCTGGCTCTTTCGCTGAATTAGAACGGAAGATAAACGATGCCTCCGATGACATCGTGATTGACGTAGAGGATGCTACACAGGCGGCCATTGATGGAGCCACACGAGTCGCTGACGAAGAAAAGCGCATACTGGAGACCCGGGCCGGATACTACCGCGACCTCACCGCTGAGCAGATCCGGAATATAGACGAAGTGATGATGGCCGAGCTGATAGCGATGGACCCGACCGGGGAGGTGGCCAGACTAGCCGAGGACTTCAACGATTTACAAAGCGGCGTAAAAGAAGATGCGGCAGACCGCGAC